CTAATATGCTTGCGAGCTTGTTCAAGGTCTTTTTCCTTTACTGCATTTTCGATTCCACTTTGATGATCAACTTCTTTTTGGGCTTCTTGACGCTCTTTCATTTCTTTTGTATTCTTCGCGCCGAATACATTATTGATTGCTGCGAATATTCCAGATACTGCTGATAGTAAAGCTTGGAGTATTCCAGTTGGCATGATTACTCTACGTAACTTGCTGTAGCATCTTTGCATCCAGATGCAATAGCGTTAAGTACCTTTACTGCAAGAGCACCATTTCCATCTAGTCTAGCAAATTGTTGAGCATAAAGATCTTTTATTACAGTAATATAATTTGCCCAATGAGTTTTTTCTGCTGGAAGGTAATCGTTAAGAGCTTTTTGAAGTTGAGCTGGAGTTGGAGTACTTCCAATTGTTAATGCTTCTACGATTGCTGCAACATTGTTTATCATTTTAGCTTTTTCGATTCTATCGTTGCCAGAAGTAGCTTGATCAAGAACAACAGTGCAAGCTAATACAACTGCTGGCTTAACATAAGGAAGAGTATTTTCAACGCTTGTTGCAACATCAACTTTTCCAGTATTGGTTGTGGCGCAAGCACCAAGAAATACGCTCAAAAGAGCAACTGCGGCTAATTGTAATTTATTCATATATTTTCTCCATGTGGGTGTATTCTTTCTTCTGCTTCGGCTGTAGAGGCAACTGTGCCTCCTGTTACTGCCGCATCTTTTACTGTTAATGCAAAAACTATGCCAGAAACAACAGCAACTAATTTTGCAATTCCTACAATATAGACTTCTGCCGTATCTGGAAGAAATGCTACTAATGAAGGATCAGAATGAATTGCTATTGCCGTAGTAATTGCTATCACTGTGCTAATTCCAGAAGTGGAAGATCTCCAATTAGTGCCAAATATTTTAGATAACATAGCTTTCATTATAGATTACACTATATTATATATATTAATAATTTTAATATCTAATTATTTTAATATTCAATAGCAACTAATGGGGCTTGATTTGTACTTGGTGCAACCAAAAAGCCATCTCTAATAGAAGAATATAAATCTAAGCCAGTATCATAATATGCGAAAGTAGTTGATGGGCTAGCGGAATTACCAAAAGTATTATAACCAGTATTTTCACCAAATATCTGCCTATTAAAATTACCATTCACCGCCTTAAAAGAGGATGGTGCTGGAGTACCAGTATTACAAGACGCAATTATATATGGTCCTTCATCTAAAACTATATTTGCAGTTGTTGATTTAATTCCAGCATTTGAACCTTGGTTTGATATATCTCCACTCCAAAATAATTTCGCGCCTTCATAGCCATTATTACCAGAATATATTCCAACTCGAATAGGAGTATCATTTGTATAAGCTGTAAGTTCTATACATAAATTTAATTTGGATATTTTTTTTCTAATTAAAAATGGATGATATGTTATGAATCCAGAATTGGGAGTAGTAGTCGTCATTGATTGAAACCCAAGTGGTAGATACCTTCTAATCCCCGTGCTAGGAGGAAATTGATAAGCTAAATTTATATCATCATTTTGAAAATTAATTTTACTACCACTTATATTTATATATAAATTATTTAAATTTATTCCACCAACATTATTTATATTTACTCCTGTCCCACCATTTTGGGTTAAAGCATAAGAATTAGAGCTTATTACATTTTGAACAAGACCTGTAATTTCACTTTGATTTAATTGTTTTAATCTAATTAAATTTTCAGCCATTTTCTTTTCCTTGTTGTTTGCTGTGATAAAGAATACCAGCTATATAACTATCAACACTATGCTCTACTGCAATGTCTTGAATATTAGATACTATTTCTAAGTTTTTATCTTTTGGATCATTAACATAATTTAGAGTTTCTACTTCCCAATTTTGTGGATCTTCATTTGCAACAATGATTTTCGTAATTTCAAAAGCAACTTGTTTTTGTTGTTTTGAGAGTTTTCTTAAACTATGCTTTTCTCTTAAAGAACTTTCTACTTTTTCTTGCAGTTTAGAAGCTAAAACAAAATTTTCTTTAATTTTATTAACATCAAAAAATACAGCTTTAGATTGTTTACCTTCACCAATTGGTTTAATATTTTTTGTAGATTGAGGAATTCCTGTAGATCCACTTGGTCTACCAGCTTCTGCGCCAACTTTAGCTCCGCCAATTACTGGTTGATAAAGACCTTGATCTCTTAATTCTCTAAATTTTTCTTGAGATAAAATTGAATCTTGCGGCGATGGAAGTCTTCCACTATCTATCGCTTGTAAACCTTCCTCTGGAGTTAATACTCCTAATTCTACAAGCCTTGTATATACTCTAGAATATTGTATATCATCTTTTAAATCAATATCTTCAAAATGCGGAGCAGGATAATTTTTAAAACCTAATTCTTTACTAATTCTTCTAATTTCTGGAAATAGAAAGTCATTAATAAATGTTTCACGAGCTTGTTTAAGTCTTTCTATAAAAACTTGTACTTTAATACTTTGGTTTGCAAATTTTTCACTACCAATAAGAATATTATTTAAGCCAATTTGAATATCACGATCTACGACTTCATATTTTTGTGGTCCAAGAAGATTACCAATGTCTGGAATAACAAATTGAGCTTTAGTAGTATAATCTGCAATTAAAACTCTACCAACACTTTGATTTTCAAAAAGTTTTTGCATTGCTTCAAGATTTTTTTGATTAATTCCACCTTTGTCTGGGTCTGTGCCCATTGTAATTAATAATACGGCTTGCTGCATTGTTCTTGTGACTGCCATATCCATTTTTTTCATTTCAGCTTTCCAATTGATATCATCTAGGACTGGATATCCCATAGGTACAGCAAACGGTTCGTAATCTTGTTTTTTGTAAAAGACCGCCGCTAATCTTTCTCTATCTAATGGCAGAGTTAGAACTCCTATTGTTTTTTGTTGTATAAGTTTTTGGGTTTCTTCTGGGAGACTTTTAAGCACTTCGTAGTCTTCATCTGTTTTTGGGCTTTTTAATCTTTCTAATTCGTAATCACTTATTAATTTATAATATCTACCAACAGAGAAATTAATAGTTCCACCAATTTGAACATCCGCTGGATTTAAAATAATATATTTAGCTGGTAAATTAACAGAAGCTTGAGCAGACAGACCAAATGTTTGAGTAATTTTACTAACATCGTCATTTCTGACTCTTGTATCGAATCTATATATAAATACATTACCGCTACGATAGTATTCGCGGAAAAATTTATCTTGAAAATCAAAAATATTTATTTTTCTTAAAAGCGCTGAAAAGAAATCTCTGCTTTTCTGACTACCATCTTTAAAGTAAATATTGCTACAAGAAAACTCTGTCATTAAATCAATTGTGTTTCTAAAAATAGCAAAATTATAATAGGCTTTTTGACATAAAATAACCGCATCACGGATATTCATGTTTGAATTAGATTTAATTCCAGCTGAATACCTAAACGGAATTATACCATCTTCAATATTCTTATATCGGTCAGTCCTTGTTATTGTAGAAGAAGCATTTCTTCTCATTCTATCTTCTGAACCTTTAATTTCTTGAGAGAAGGAGGCTTGGGATACCATTAATGGTTGAGCTTCTTCCGTTTTTACTGTTTTTGATTTATTTTGAGTTTTTTTAGACATTTTACTTAAATATTACACATTATTTAATCAATATAGGTGAAAAAGTCTCCGATTGGTTAATTTGTTCTGCTTGCATCATATCATGATAGCATTTTATTGCCCAATTTGCTAACATAAATGCAGAATAATTATCTTTTCTTGCTTTATTAGCAGATGAGCTTCTTTTTAAATGTTGCGGTAAATCAAAACTTTGAGTACCTCTTCCAGTAGATGAGTGTTCAATTAAAACACATTGCTTTTTAGTCTGATAAATAAAGTCGTCTTGGTCTTCTATAAAGTCCAATGGTGTCCAGTCTTTTTTATCTTCACTTTTCATTAAATCTAATGGAATATTTAAAGAAATTGTCTCATTGAAAAAGTTCTCGTCAGAAGCTGTTCTACTTGCAAACCATACTTTTTTATAATCTATACAGGCCTGAAGATATTCATTTGATTTACGAATAAAATTAGCAGTAAATACTTGATTAAACGCAATTCTTTTATTTTCTAAATTATATTGGTTTTTAGCGTTTATAATCATCATTTCATAGTCTGGCCCTTCTAGTTCGGTATTCATATCAAGGGTTTTAATATCAATTTTATTTCTTTTAAATAATTCTGATTCATTACATGCGGCTAAAAATGTATCTGATCCAGCGTTATCGAGAATAATAAATACAATATTAAAATTCGTCAAAATATAATAAAAATAATTAACATGATTTCTTAAGTTACCAAGTCCAGCATAAGTATGTACTAAAACTCCCTGTTTTTTATCTTCATCTAGTTCCATTACGGCCATAGCAAAATAATCTGCATTAGGACTATCGCTCATATTAGGATCAATACCAATTATATATTTTTTATCTTTATCGCCTTTCATTAAGGTATGAGGTCTTTCTCCAGTTTTTAATGTGCAGTCTTCCATTTTTTTTGCATTGAAATAACTGTCGCTACCATCCGTGAATTGAGCGCAATACTCTCTAAGAAATCCACTATGGCTTGATCCTCCTGCTTGGGCTTCTTCAATAATTGTTTTATCTATCATTTCTTCTGGTAAAGCTTCATAGCTCATTTGACTTACAAAATATGTTGCTTCGCCTCTTTCCTTGCTGTATATTTTCTCTGACCATTCGGTATAAGTTTTATATAAATTTTGAAATGTATAACTCGCGGATGAAAGAGCAATCATTTTACTTGAGTTCCCAAAGACCATTCTCTCTTCTTGTTTCATAGATCCTTCTTCTATCAATTTATCTTCGAGCTCTCTAATTTCCATTCTCTCTTTTATGTTTTGTGGTGCAACCAAGAACGGCATCAATACATTTTTAATAATTTCTTCTGGTAAAAGAAGAAACTCATCAAGCACTAATATATTTGCGCGAAAACCTCGAATTTTTTCACCATTAAGAGGAATCGCCACAATACTTCCTCCGTTAATTTGCCATTCAAATTGATCATTTCTTTTCGATTTTGCACCAAAGCATTGAGCTAATAATTCTGCTCCAGGACTTTGCACTATTTTTTCTAAATTATTAAAAATAAATCTAGCTGTTCTAAAAGTAGGGCCTGCGAGAAGAATTTTAGTGTTTGGTTCAAAAACACATTGAAGAAAACAGAATACTGCAGCTATAAAACTCTTACCGCATCCTCGACCAAAAACACACATATTAAAATTTCTATTCATCATAGCTTTTAAATGTATTTCTTGATATGGAGCAAGCTTAACTCCACTAATAAGTTCTGTGGAGAAACCAAGATTTGACCTTAAGAATTTAGCCAATGATATTTTAGCTTCTTTATCGTTAAGATAACCTTTAAGCTGCGATAGTTCAGCATTAATATCTTTAACCTCTTTTATATATTTTTCTGGACAGTATATCATAAAACTTTCATATCATAAGCCAATTGAAGATCTATTTTTTTATAAAAACATTTACTAGCAAAAATAGACTCAATTAATCTTTTCATTTCGTTTCTTCCGTCAACAAATAAGAATTGTAAATTGTCATAATCTTGTAAAAGCTCTCTTACATTGTGAAATATATATTCTGGAGTTACTTTTATTTTTTTACTAATATGAGATAGATATTGAAAGCTCAAAGCATTTGATAATTTTTCTTCAACCATCACAATAATATAAGAATTATTATTTTTAGCTTTTTCAATTTCATTTTTAAAACGATCAAAATTTTTCACACTTAATGTGCTAATAAAATCACTAAGACTTTTTCTTTCTATAAAACATTGGCAATTATCATTTGAACAAGCGTAATCTCCAAATCCGAGAGTTTTAATTTCAAATGGAATATCAAATTTTAACCAACTTTGCTCGCGAGTATCAACATATATTGTATCTTTGGCTGTTAATTTATTTTTAAAATGATCTCCAACTAAACTAGGGTGAATAAACTTATTTTTTAAACCTATAGAGGAACATACATCGTAATAATCTTTAAATATCTTATTATAAGATATCGCAGATGGCGCCATAATTGTTCTAAGCTCTACTTGGGTTGGGGAATATGTTAGGTTTTTAGATTCTTTTCTTTTAATTAATAATTGTTTGCAATATTCTTGAGCTTTCTCTACTGGCTGTTCTTTAAGCCACTTTTTCATATTATTTTTATCATTAAAATCGCTGGTTAAATATTGTTCTTTTGTTTTGAAATTAATAAGTTCATTTGTTAACAGATCTCTTCTTTCAAAATATTTTTGATAATATTTTACTTTACTGAGTCCGTATCCCCTTAAAGAAAGATGAAGGCTTTTTTCATCTTTGAATTCTTTACCATCAACTTTGCAAATCACACTCATCCGTTTAATATTTCGTCTCTAGAAATTCCTAAAATTTTAGATTTTATCTCGTCCATAGAAGACAGTCGATCTATTTCTTTTTCTACTACTTGTTTACGCATTTCTGCCATTTTAATAAGCTTGCTTCTACTTTCTTCTTCTTTCCACATTTGCACAAGGTTGAGAATTGAAGCCGTTTCTTTTACTTGCTTGCTTAATCTATCGCTTCTTTTAACTTTTAAGTCATTATTTAATTTTTGCTGTCTATTTACGCAGTCATTATATTCTTTACGAGCTGTACTGCTAGCTTCTACAAGTGTCATTGGAATTTTACCTTCTTCTTGCATAGATCGTTCAATTTGATTTTGAAGTACATTAATTGTTTGTTGAATACTTGAAGATATTACTACTTCTGTACAAAGAACTATGTATTGGTCTACCTCTTCTTGAGTTAGATCACTTTTATCGTAAGTATATCTAACAAAACTGCTTTCAAATAACTCTCGGTCTGGCTCGTTATCATAAATATTAATTTGATGTATAAATCTATGAGTATGCATATAACCAATAAGTGAATTAATTTCTTTTTTATGCTTATGAGTCAATTTATTTTTGTCTACACCATCTAAAACGTATTTATTAATTTTAGCAATAGTTCTTTCTTCGCTTCGAGGTGGCCTGTAGCCTTCTGTGGCTGCATTTTCATTTTCCATGTTATTAAATTTAATATTACTTGGGATACTTTTCATATATTCCAAAATACTTCTTGTTTCTTGAGAAAGATTAGTTAATTTATCATTTTTAAAAAGAATCCTTGCCATCTCTAAACCAGTCATAGTATCGCAATTGTTGCTTATGTATTCTTTTTGCTCTGTTACTAATTCTATTAAACCTTTAGCTTGATATTCATGACTTTTTTTAGGTTTAATTTGTCTAGAAGCTAAAAATTCTTTAACAGCTTTTCCTTCTTTACTTCTGCCATCTAAATCATCTCTATCAAAAGCTAATTTAACTAATTCAACTAAAGATGGAGGATTATCTGGACGATTATTCCATTCGTTTAATAACTTTAATTGTTGTTCATCTGTGAGTTCTGGTACATTTTCTCTCATAAATCAATATATATCAATTTCTCCATTATATAAATATTTTTTAACTTTAAATATGATTGATTTTTTTAAATTTTTGATTTGCTTGTATCCTGCTGTTCTATTTTTTTCTGAAGTTTTATAACCCATCAATTTTGCTGCCTGTTCTTCGTCCTTGCCTTCTATATATAAAAGTTTATAAGCTTTCCATTCTATGGCTTTTAAAACTTTTTCCATTTTAATATGAATGCTTTTCGCTACGGTTTCAATCTCCATTGAATCTGCTGGCATATCATTTATTTCTTGAGAATGATTTTCAATACTAACCGTTAATTTAGTATCATGTGCGTTTTTTTTACTTTTTTCCCAATTAGCATATAATGGACAATTATTACATTGCTTTCCATATATCGCGCAGTCTTCTTCACTTTGTGCTGCTGCTGCACATTTTAAACATGGTCTGCTAAAATTACTATATTTATTCCTAATTAGGTTTTTGATTTGATTACTTATAATTCTATTTACCCAAGGCGCTAAGGGTTTTTTATGATTATATAAATGCCACTTTTTAAAAATATGAATTCTTAATATTTGAGATACATCACTAAAATCCATCCAAGATATAGCTGTAAGATTCCATTTAGCTCTCCTTTTAGAGATTTCTAAATTTATTTGAGTCATATTGTCCTCAAAAGAGGATAATTTATTATCCATTTTTTCTTCTTGGTCTCAGCGAGCCAGCTTCTTTAGAAAAATCCTCTAAAAACTTTTTACGCTCTAATTTCGAAGGTTTAGATTTCTTTTTCTCGCCGTTATTTTTTTGTCTAGATGAACCTTCTGATGTGCCTGCTATATTACCTATTTTTTCGCCACTTCTATGTACCCCTATTATATCGCAATCCAATTTATTAATATTAGGTACATGATTTACTTCTGATTCATCGTCATAATCGTCATCATCTTGATCAATTAATTGAATTTTGGGCTTTTGAATATTAATTGGGGCTGGATTTTTAGCTATTACTTTATTTTGGTTTATGTTTTTATCAAATGGATTACCACATCCAGTGCAAAATTTAGGTTTATTTGATGTATAATTTGTAGGAGTACCACAGTCGGAGCAGTATATTTTTAACATAATATAAATTATATTAAAAATTAATTAAAATTTCAAGAATATTATTTTCCTTTATTACATCCGCAGCCCTTAGGTCGCGGAGGAGGACCACCATTATTTCCGTATACTCCGTATGAACACGGAACAGCTCCTCCACCAGCGCTAACGCACATATCATATTCGTATTTATCTGATTTCCATTTTGCACATTCTGGTGAATCTCCTCCACCATTTTGATTTTTGCTGCTTCGGTTATTTTGTTGATTTGAATTTGTAGATTTTTTAACGATTTCAATAACTAATATCGCTCCCAATCCTGCGATTATTGATCCTTGTAATAGCATAAATTTCTCCTTTTAAAATTGAATATTGTCAGTAGATTGAATACCAGAAAATATAAATGGTAATTTAAAATTATTATTTAAATTAGATGTATAAACTTGAAGATCACCACTAAATATAGGATTTGTTGTTTGGGTATAATTTCCAGTACTTTCTAAATAATTTTGTCCAGTAAATATTTTTACTGGTAATCCTAGAGTGTAACTCCCACCTGTAACGCCTAGATATAGGTTAATATTATTTGATATTGTATTTGGAACTGTGAATACATTAAAATTAACTCTTGAGTTGCCTGTCGTCAAGTATAATCGTGCGTAATTATTAAAATAATATAAATTAGATTGATTATATAATTCTGATCCTGTCCAAAAAGCTAAACCTAATTTATTAATAGTTGAATCATTTATATTTGTAACGTTAGAAAATACATATGATTTATTTTTTTCTAAAACTATATTTTTCATTAATTGATAATTTTTATTATCTATTGTATAAGTTGGAAAAGATGGCAATATAGAATATCCAGTAATTATAGTTTCAGTGCAAAGTGTTTCAGTTAATTGTTTTGACTTGCATCGGATTGTTCTTCTCAGAGTCAATGGAAGTTCTGTGGAGTCAAAAGAATAAGTTATAAAATTATATTCTTGAAATTGACCTGTTAAATTTATCCCAGTAGTAGTTGTTATTGTTTTACTAGCGTTTCCAATGATGTTAAAATATCCACTATATACTCCTCCAGCTGTCCATATTATTTTGTCTGAGGTATTTGAATTTGGATTAAACTCTATTAATCTATAATTATTTAAAACTTTTTTATTATACTCTGGTTCAAAAATTCTAGTTTGATCTGCTTTTATTTCAAATGGGTTTGAATTTCCAGAATTAATTTGTAAAAATCTATATTTTTTGCCTCTAAATAAATTAAGAATTCCGCTGGAGTTATTGAATTGAATGTTTCCATTTTCGAATTTAACTGTAAAATTAGCCCCAGTAATATTAGGTTTTGGAGGAAGCATTAAATCTGTATTTAAAGTAAATCTTAAATCTTGTTGTATTGCACCAGAAATTGGATTAAATTGTTTTCCTGTAAAAAATCCACTAAAACCAGAGATCCATCTAAATATTTGAGTTGCAGAATTTAAAGGTACAAGCCATGGAACATTAGTAGAAGTATTGTAATAAATTTCTCCTTGTTTTAATGGATATATAGTTTTTATGTCTTTGAAAATTCCAGTAGAAGAATATTCGTTTAATTTATATATTTTTTTATTTAAATCATTTTTAATGATTGGATTTTCTAAAATTCCACCTGTAGCATAAAGAGTTAAACCGAAATTTTTATTATTTTTATTAATAATTCCTGAATTATAAAACTGACAAATTTTTCCTTTTAAAATATATGGTGTATATCTACCGCTAGAAAAATCATATAAATAATCATCAGAAAAAATATTAGTATTATTAAAATTAATATTTAAATTAACTGGTATTTCAAATCTTTGACTTTTTAAGCCAGTTATATCTGGTAATAAATTTTCTCCAGTAGCTCTATAAATATATAAGGTTTCATTTTTTGTTATTAAGTTTGAATTAATATTTCCAGTAATATTTTTTGTATTAATTTTTATCTTAAAATAAGATACTCCATTTTTACCAAGTGAGTATAAATCAATATTTTTCCCAGAAAGAATACTATTTTGTTCATTTGTCCATTTATAATTATTGCCTATAGTGTTTGGACTTTCTGAAATTTCTTCTATAATTTGAGCATCAGATTTACCAAAATAAAATTTTTGAGTTATTACTCCTGTGTTATAAATATAAAAATCTTTAATAAAAAATTGAGGATAAGTTCCAGAACAGGCGATATTAAAACCAGAATTTATATTAGATAAATTACCAGTTATATTTGCTGCATATAAGCTTCCCCATCCTAAAGTATTTGGAGTATTAGTCAAAATTGGCGTATATTTAACATTTAAATTTCCAGTATAAAAAAATACATTATATCTTGGTTGATTTGGAGACTCTTCTATTTTACCAAAAATTTTATCAGAAGCAGTATTTATATTTTTTCTTTTATTGGATTTATTTCTATCTGTTATAAGTAATACTCTGTAATCATAGTTATTAATATTATCTTTAGTTAGCCCAGAAAGAAAGAATATTTTATTATAGCCTACTTTTTCTCCAGTAGCGTAACCCAAAACTTCTCCGCTTGCAACTTGATATCCAGATAATTCAGTTTGAGAGTAAGCTATATTTCCTCCCATATCACCGATTTGAACGCCACTATGATCAAAAATTTCATTAAAATTTTTATAAGGAAATGGTCTTGAGCTCGCTCCTGTGCTAAATGTATTCTCGTTAACAAATCCTCCTATAACATAATTTGTTGAATCAATTGTCGTGTTATATCCAGACCAAATTTCATCTATATATAAACCTGTAGATTTTGCATTTGTATATGGCAAATTTTCTCTAGAATAATAAATATCATCTATATAAGAAAAAGAAACATCCCCTTCAGCTAATCCTTTTTGAGAAAACCAACCATCTCTATACCATTTTCCTAAATAATTTTGTTCTCTTTTTGCTTCTATGCTTTCAAAAAAACGTTGATTTTTTTTCGAAGAACCTTTTAAAATAAATCCTAAATTATCTGCTTGATTTATTTTATTTTTAAAATCAGATTTTATTAAATTTAAATTTCCGTTTTCAACAAAAACATCGCCTTTTAATGCTATAAAATCATTAATTAATCCTGCGGAAATATTTCCTGTTATTCCAAGTCTTTTCATGAATTTAGCCGTGCTTAATTATAACTGCAGCAGTGTTTTTAAAACAACAAGTAATGACTTAAACTAGATGGTGTTACGGGTCGCTACTCTATTTTTATGTTTCTCTAAACGGCGCTGATTGGTGTTAAAACTAATGCTCCATTTTGTTCGTTCTTTTAATTTTTAATTTAAAAGACTCGATATTGCTACCGAGATCGGACTATATCTTGCTTACTAGCTTGAGCTAGTAAGACTGGGCGCTCGTGTCTCTGTTATTGTTGCGGTAACTCAAGAGTTAGTCTCTACACCTTCATGCTTCGTTTATTTGCCGCGAAGCAAGCTTGGCTCGGTATAATCCACTTGGGACTTCCACCGAATTCACCCAGTATGGCCAATGTTAAAGAACTATATTTTATTACACCTATTAATTCAATTCTTCAAATTTTTCAATAATATAAGCTAAAATATCATTTCTCATGATGTCACTTGTGCCAAATTTAAAAGTTACAATGCCCTTACTTGCACTTTTTTCATCATCAAAGAGCTGATATATTTTTTCAAATCCACTATTCTTAATATCTGATTGACGAATATCTCCAATAAATATTAATTTACTAAACTTGCCCATTCTTGTGCTAACTAATAAAAGATCATGAATACTTAAATTTTGAGCTTCGTCACAAATGATATAACTAGCATTGATACTAAGTCCTCTTAAAAATCCTAATGGAAGTCCTTTGACTCTTTCTTGCTTTAACAATAATTCTGCTTGACCTTTAGGTAAAAGTTCATGTAGCTTATCCATTAAAGGTTGTAAATATGGATCTAATTTTTCATGAAGATCGCCTTTTAAAAATCCTAAGTTATGAGTGCTACTTTCTACGGGATTACGAATATAAAATATCTCTCCTACCTTCTTATTATTAATTGCATGAAGAGCGCAGTAGACGCTTAGTAGACTTTTGGCTGTTCCTGCTGGGCCTTTGCAGAACATCATCTTAGTAGATTTATCTTGTAAAATTTGAATAAACTTCTTTTGATTTTCTGTCCAATTGAGATCTCTAATATTCAAGGGTTGTTGAATTTTATCTCTTTGAGGAACTACTGGCGACTTGTCCTCTTTTTGTTCTTTTCTATGTTTTTTAGACATGAGGTTTCCATAATGGTTTACACTATATTTTAATTAAGTGTAAATAAAAGAACTGTGGCATACTTAAACGCTAATATACCTCCAATCGAATGCTATGTTAGAGGAAACTTCTTAAGAAATCAAGAAGACAGTCACGATAAATATTTTCATTGTATAGTTTTTGGGGTTGCTTCCTTACCAAATAGATCTCCTCTATTTCATTTTATGATGCAAGATGGAGGTTTATGGTGGAGAGCACCAATAAGCGCTTTCTGCACAAAAGAAGGAGTCCCTGAAGAAGATTTGCATCAATTAGTTTTATGGGATAGTTTTAGTTATTACATTAGCGTTAATCAATTTTATGCTTTAAAAAATGCTAAAATGCAATATTTAGATCGTGGTGGAAACAAAAAACTTGGGCGATATCTTTTTACTTTAGATTGGGCTCATCCAGAATTAAATGAAACTAATTTTGGTTATAGTGAAACACCAAATGAACATAAATGCGGACACGTATTAGAATTAGATAACGGTAATTACGCAATACAACCGAATAACAGAATGAAAATTTTTGATGCTAGTTTCGTAACAAAACCAAACGAAACTCTCATTCAAAGAAAAGTAAATGATTATATTTTTACTGTAGAAGATAACCCCAAATGGGTTACAGAAGACAGTGATAATTATGATTATAAAGTCCAGGAGATAAAATGAATAAAACTATAAAAATAACACAACAAAATATATTTGAAGCAGAAATAGCTAACCCTCAAAATTGCGCAATAGCTAGAGCAATAAAAAGAAATATGAAAGGCAAATTAATGAGTATCTCTGTATTGGCTTCTCATGTGGCATTAAGAATGGATAATAAAATGTTCATTGCTAAAATGCCAAAATCTGGCGCAAGTTTTATTAAGAGGTTTGATCATAGACAACCAGTAAATCCTTTTGAATTAAATTTAAATTTTAAAAAAGGTTATTCTTTAGTCTAAATTACATTTTAAATTTGGATCTGCTAGATCTGGATTGTGCACTTTTTTAGTACCCCTTTTATAGTCGGTATATATATTTTTTATTATCTCTACTGGTTTTTCGATTATCTTTTCTACTTCTACTATTTTTTCTACAGTTGTATCGTTTGATTTTCTATTAGAAGCTATATTATAAGCTAATACAAGAGATACCGCTAAGGGATCAAATACTACTACAATAAATAAAATAAACCATTTAACTATTGTTTCTATATCTACGTTAAAAGCTTTGGCGATGAATTTATATGTGCCAATATCTGATTTTGTTATTTGTTTATTCAAAGAGATAATAGAGTTATCAAGAGTATTAATTTCTGTTAATAATGAAGTATTAGTATTGTTAATTTTTTCTATATTAGACTCTAATGAAGAGATATTAGATTGCATGCCTTCTAATGATTTAGACTTTAGTTCTACTGATTTTTTATCTATTACTTTTTCTTGAGTATCTTTACCAAACAAACCGCCAGATTTGTTTACTGTTGTAGTCGTGGACTGATCTAGTACTTTAGTAAGATTATTCTCTTGATTTTTACGGGTATCTGTTAAGGTTTGGACTCTTTCATTATTAGAAGTTATTTGAGAGCTTAATGAACTCTTTTTATTTTCTAATAAGGTTAATTCGGATTGTATTGAATCTAAATCGCTTTTTGTTGAATAGAACGCTTGACTTAGAAAGCCAAAGACTCCAAGGCTGGTTATACCCATTAATACTAAAATCGCACAAGTTAAATAAATTTTTAATAGTTTATTAATTTTATTCCAATAGCGATATAAAAAACTAGTTGCCATTACCTTACCAAACTCTAAACTGCTAGCCATTAAAATCGTAGCATAAAAACTACCAGAGAATAATAGTCCTATGCCTTTAACAGAGAAAAAGGCTCCACAAGATGCTACAAAGAATGCACTAAATCCTAATAGTATGGTAAATAAGCTCACTAAGATATTACACGTTTCTTGGCAAGAACTTTTAACTACTTTAACATATCTAATAATTTAATATCTTTTTTAATTAATTGTTTTTGTTGCTTTTTAAACCTATCTTCTATTGTGTCATCTAAAATAATAGGTTTTGGCCCTCTATTAAAGTCAAATAAAAATAAAAATAATTTAAATGAATAGTATATTAATAGAATTTCTAGTAATATAGAAATAAACTGAGCCATGATAGATTTATGATACAATACTTTTAATAATAAGTAAAGTGTAATTTATATTAAATGAAATGCAACCAACATTCAAGCAAATGCAGAAATATGTCAAGTCCTTACGGACGAGCATTTGAATTAAAAAAATGCTGTAGAAGAGCACTAATGGAAATATTTGATAAAATACCTTATATTTTTGAGGGTTCAGATTGGTGGTTAGAGTTTGGAACATTGCTGGGTTTTATAAGGGAAGGAAAAATTATAGATTGGGATAACGATTTAGATATAGGAGTTATGGAAGAATCAATGACACCAGAAATATTAGAAAAAATAGAAAAAAGATCTGAAGAGTTTGGATTTTATTTTACTAAAGATTTTCCTAAAATTGGATTTAGAAGACTATATTATAGTAAAACAAATCGTTTATATTGTGATATATGGAGTTTCGAAAAAGATAAAAATAATATGATTGATGCGACTTGCAATTGGACACCAGCTATTCATGAAGAAAAATTTACAAAAAATAAAGATACTTTGATAATCAATGATAAGACTTATAATATACCATCTAATGTAGATGAATTTTTAAATATAAGATATGGATATTGGCAAAATCCTATGAGACAAAAAAAATCTTATAGAGACGGACGTTTGCATATACCTAAATATATAAAAGACTTAGATATTAAAAAAATAAACGATCAGACCATATTCAAAAATCCTCCAGAACATAAATACTAAAATGAACGTTATAACTTATGGTACTTTTGATACTTTTCATTATGGTCACTTAGAAATGTTAAAAAGATGCAAAGAATATGGATCTAAACTTATTGTTGGTGTATCAACTGATGAATTCAATGAAATAAAAGGTAAAAAAAGTATTTTTAACTTTAATAAAAGAAAAAAATGGGTAGAATCTATTAAATATGTTGATCTTGTTATACCAGAGACTTGCTGGGAACAAAAAGAAAAAGATATAGAAGAATACAATATAGGCTACTTTATAATTGGAGATGATTGGGCTGGAAAATTTGATAGCTTAAAATGTAAAGTGATATACTTACCTAGAACAAATAACATTTCTTCTACTAAAATAAAAGAAGTTATTTTTAAATGATATATATTTATTCTATGTCCCTATTAGAGGGCCAGCATCTCCGCTTGCACTGGATCATCAATATAAACCTTGGGCGCGGGTAATTTTGAAGCTTTTTATCAATAGATTTTTTGTTGTTGTATCTCAGGTAGCTTGTTTATTATTGTTTTTTTATTGATGTTAGAGAAGAAATAGAATAGTGTCCCTAATAAAAGGATATCTATATTAATGATTTTATATTTATTTTCATATAAATAGTATTGCACATAGCCCAAATTATAAAGAGTATATGCAAAAAGACTTATAGTAAAAAATAACCCCTTGGATTTTTTTATCTTCAATTGTATTCTATTACAATGAATTTTATATAGATTTTAAAAAAGGGTACCCTATTATACTTTAGGGTCAATTATATCATCTATTCCATCTTTATCTTTGTCTTTGAATGCTTCTGGATCTCTGGTGAAAATCTCTTTTGCAAACAAGTACTCACTTTCAGGTGTGTTTTTTATTGAATTTTCTGTTTTTTTATTTTGTATTAATATAGATATAGATCCAATTAATAGTATCAAAACTGATGATATAAAGAATAAGTAAAATAACATATAGATTTATATATTATTACACATATATTAGTAATAGTTTTTATTGTTATGGGGAGAATGATTTTAGTACCCCCTCGCTGATTTTAAACTTATGATGAGCTCTGTTTTTTCAAAAATGGGGGGTGGTCTCTGGCCCTAAAGCTCTAAGTCATTGATGGTCAATGAAATTTAAATGCAATAAAATGCCTAGAATCGCTTGACGAATAGCTATAGTGTGATAGAGTATAGGTATGAAAAGAATAAGTAAATACGAGCAACTAATCCTCAACCTCAACAAGGCAAGCCAAGAGCTGAAAGAAGCTACAAACAAAGCTATCCAAACTCTTGATGCTCACGCCGAAAAGGTGGAAGCTATCCACCAAGAGGCGATGAATAAATAACCCTTGACGAAACATAAACAAAAAGGCAACATACAACCTATGAAAAACACACTAACCATCACGACTCAACCCTTCGGCGTAACCTCTGCTTTTCTCTTGGAAGGAGACAAGGCACGAGTCACACAATTCCACAACGCTATGTATAACCATTCTGCTACGAATGGAACGCTTCACGATATGGGCAACGGCAAATCGTTTTACTTCTATGCTCAACCCCAAGCGGTGCTAGTAGCTCTTACTAGGATTGCTCTGTTTGCTCTATGTAATAAGATAGACGCAAAGGGAATGAAAGGTGGACTGCTCAAGCTCGCAAAGCAGAAAGCACAAAGTAAGTTCGATAGTATCAAAGAGGGACGCTTTCTACGCACTTCTGCTTCTAACGATACCTACAACCTTGGCACAATATCAGCAGAGAAACCTAGCGACTACTGCGGTGCGGTCAGTAGTGGGAGAGAGTAATGACAGCAGAGATACTAATCATAGCATTAACCATACTTGGTGAGGCAAGAGGCGAAGGCTTTGAAGGTATGTCTGGCGTTGCATCAGTCATACAAACACGAGCCATAGAACGCAAGCAGACGGCATCGCAAGTATGCTTATCACCAAAGCAGTTCAGCTTCTGGAATGGTGGAGTGAGTGAAGCAAAGAAGAAGAAGCTACTAGCCTCACCACAAGCAGGTAACGCTTTGCGTCTTGCTAAACTTGTATCAGAGCGAAGGATGCCCGATGTAGTGAGTGGTGCTAATCACTATCACACTATCCAAGTCAATCCCAAATGGTCAAAGGGTCAGTCATTAGTTGCACTAATAAAGAACCATAAGTTCTATCGATTGTAAGTAGCTGATAGTCAACGACTTACACACGCAGGGAGGACGCTGTTGTAACTACTTGATACATAGATACTAACGCATGCTCGATCTTAGCAATAAAACTGATGAAAGGCAAAAGATCATAACCGATCTTAGCTATAAACATGAATGAACGCATATAATCTAAGTCTCTATATATCAACTACTTATATGAGGCGCCTCCCTTGCGTTGTAAGTCCTTGATGGTCAATGAAATTTAAATGTAAAAATATCTTGTGATAACATTAAAATGTGATAGAATAAATCTATGAATAAAGAAACAACAATAATAATCGGAATCATATCTTGGGGGCTTTTTATGAGCTTCTTAATCTCAAACATACTAGGAGCAATCTAAAATGACAAGAGCAATACTCATAGACCCATTTACCGAAACTATCATGGAAGTAACGATGGTTGATACTAAACTGCAAACCATTAAAAACTTAATTGGTTGCGAAATCATCACAGTTGCTGGAATTGGCA